CAAGAGAACCTGTACCATTATATGAATCGAGAGAGTACATATCATAGTATTGTGCTAAACCTCTTGTAGTAATAAAGTCTGATGGTGATTCATTATACTTCCATTTGTAGTTTATAATCACTGCTCCATCTGAACCTTTACCATTTAATGTATATGTATCACCCCAAGGTGTTGTATATGTTGTTGTAGGGCCTACCCATGCTCCTCCACCACTACCATAGTTAGAACCAGTACCTAAACCACCGGCATCACCACCTCCACCAGCACCACCATTACCAGCTCCACCAGGTCCGAATCCACCACCACCTGCAGCGTATCTTCTATTTAGACCTGTTAGGTTTAGTTGTTGTCCTTGTCCTCCATCTCCACCTTCTGCAGTAATACCTACTACACCATCAAATCCTTTTTGTGCAGAACCTCCACCACCACCGGCAGAACCTGTTGTTTCTGTAAGTGAACCACTCCATCCATCACCACCAAAGTTAGATAGTGTACTCCAAGAACCTGATGCAAATCCACCAGGATTAAAGAATGTTGCACCACCACCAATAGAACCACTTCTATCATTAAAGCCAGTATTACCTGCATAATTACCAGGTGATGAACCTCTACCACCTATACCTGATGAATTGTCATAGTATCCATTTGATTCTGTTACAATTGTTTGTCCATATGTTTGTTGCCATACATCAGGTGTTGGTGAACTATCTGTACCCCAAGGTTGTGCAAAACCAGGTGCTACTTTTAGTGAGAATGCATTACAGATAGAATCTATCTTATCAACTTTAAGTTGTCCTGCTCCACCACCTCCACCATAGAACTTGTTAGTACTGATAGAACCACTACCTTTTGCACCAGGTCCACCTGGTCCTATTACAACTACGTTTACATCATCAGAGAATCCATTAGTTACATTGAACTCTTGGAATGAACGAGTGAATGGTTCATTAGTTGAACCTGATGGTGTGAATATATGATACTTGTATATAAATTCGTTATTTACTCCACTACCACTAATGAATGTACCTGTTTCACCACCACTTGCAGTAATAGGTGTAAACGCTAAGTTATCACAATCATAATATGTGAAACAGTTAGAGCCAGTTGTGAAATCTACACTCTGGTCTGAGTAGTTTGTATTGAATGATGCTGATGGTGGGAATGTACTGAATGGTAAATCATCATCAAAGTCATTTGATATTGCAGCTACTCTTGTTTGGAAGTAACTCTCACTATCATGGTTATTATATCTTGAAGATGTAATATAGTTTTGTGAGGATGTATAATGTATATTAGTATCAGGATACTTGTAGTATGGTAGAGGGTTAGTTCTTCCACTAGAACCACTTATATCAACTCCTATGTATATACCAGCAGGTGCATTCTCTTTACAAGGCCCACAATCTTCCCATCCTTCAAATGGTACATACGCTCTACATTCCGAACCTGTTGTAAACGTTACTGTACCACTACCACTAGGCATCTGGTCTAACATCTTTTGTGGCTCCCATAAGTAATCTGATTGTGTTACGTTTTGTAAATCTACGTTATCAAACCAATAATCATTGTAAGTACCACCTCTGTATAATCCTTGACCTGTATCCATGGCACAGATACAAGCTTGTTTTCCTGCAGGTACTACTAATGTTTCTACTCTTACCTCACCACAAGGTATAAATGTAAAGATACCACCACTTGCTCCACCATCTATGTAAGTTAACTTACCATTTTGTAATTGTGAACCTGTAAGAGCATATGTTATAATCGCTTCACCAGCTACACCCTTGAAGTAATCTTGTTGGAATGTTTCTGTCATTGATGAAGTAAAGTCTTGTACGAAAGCTTGTCCACCACTACCTTTATAATAAGGCATCTGAGAACCTGAATCATATTCTGATTGGAATAAATCTCTAGCATCACCTGGTTCTACTAAATCTGCTGTACCACAATCATCAGATGTTTGTGCATTACCACCAAATCCATAATCTTGATTATATCCTCTTGCAGCAAAGAATCTACCTATACCACCAACTGTTTGTCCATCTGTTGGTTCTGAGCCTGTTATAGAACCCATACCTCCACCACCATTACCTTCATTAACAGTAGGTGTATCTACACCTGGTGTATAATACCATATACCTTCAAATCCTTGATTTCTAAATGGGAAATCTACTGAACCACTATCTCCTATATATAATTGTCCATCACCACAGAATGTATTAGCTGCTCCACCACCAGAACCTCCATCTCCTCCATCACCTGCGTTTTGAAACCAATGTGGTGTACCTGCAGTAATACCACAGTTTCCTGCTAGTGTTACTGACCAATCTACTATACCACCATTACCACCTCCACCAGCTTTTATAAACTGTGAATCATAATCGTATCTACTAGATGATATAGAACCTGATGGTAAATCAGCATCATTAGCTAATTGGAATGCATATTTGAATGTTGTATTTTCTCCTTCAGAACCACTAATGTTTCCTCCATCTCCTACATAGATAGGATACTTACCTGGCACTAGTGCAAGAGAACCTGTTAGTTCTCTATTAGGGTTTATAAACAAACCACCACCTGCACCTCCACCACCTGCGGTTTGTGTTGCTGTATTTGCACATCCTATATATGATGTTGGTGGTCCTAAGAAGTAAGGGCCGCCCGAACCTGCTGTTCTCTTCTCTCCATATCCACCAGCTCCACCTCCTCCTACTAAGAATAACTGAGTTGAATCAGTACATCCTTCGTATATCTGAAACTCATGCGAGCCAGTAGTATTACCAAAGTAATGAACTCTTCTTATTTGTGAGCCTGTGATATAATCATACATCAAATCCCCACCAGAAGCAGAGATTTCAGATGTTAAACAATCTTCAAGTGCCGGTTTTGGAATGTACATATGTTATAAATAATTTTTACCTAATACTCCATATAATGCTCCTGTATCAAACGATACAAGAGTTAATACGTCTATAGCGTTACTACCTTGTGTTGTTTGTGGGTTCGATGTGAATGGGAACTTGATGGAACCTGTATCCCATACTACACTTCCATAGTTCGCATCTTGTGAACCACTAGGTTGATTTAATCTAACTGTTATTGTTTCTCCACCTTTTATGTTATCAGTAGTTATAAGGTTCTCTCCTTCTTTTAGATAGAAATCATGGAAGTTACCTAAACTACAATCTATTGAGTGTGTATAATCTAATGAGGTTGTTGTTGATGATGATATAAAATGTACATTACCTCTAACAGAACCACTATAAAAAGATGAGCCTGTTACATGCCATCCACCATCTATTGATGCAGATGTAAATACATTTAATCTACCTGTTACATCTGATGAGCCTGATACTATTGAGTTACCTATTAGAGTACTGTTACCAGTCTGTGTACTATTACCAGTCTGAATACTATTACCACTAAGTGTAATTGCAGTACCAGTAATACCAGCTAATGTATTATTATCTATTTGTAATGCTGGAGTTGCTCCACCTGTTTTAACTGTAAATGTAGTACCTGGTGTTGGTGATACATCTTGTATTGTTACAGCTCCACTTATTAACTGGTCACCTCTAAACGTATTAGAGCCAGTTGTTGCATAAGAACCTGTAAACGATGCTAAATCATCTAATCTAAAGTCTACCGATGTTGAGAAAGGTAGATATACTGATGATGTCCAACTATTAAATGCAGTAATATCTAACTTAGTAGCTATATCAATTGAGTTAGAAGTAATTTCGTTGTGTACTGATTCTGAGAATGGATTAAATACTGAACCTGTCCATATTTGGAATGATGCTGTATCTAATACTAATGATTGTGAGAACTCTTGTAATGCAATTATCTCTGCTGATACTGAACCACTAAATGGTAAGAATACAGAACCAGTCCATGAACTTGGTAATGCATCTTCTACGATATCTTTTAATTGGTCATCTACTGATTCAGAGAATATCAAGAAAGAACCTGTATCTAACTTTTGGTTTATTCTTAAGTTTGTATCTATTGGATTACCTGCTAAGTAATGAAAGTTTGGTACATATACAGAACCACTAAACACTTGGTTATCTGATAACTCATCACCTAGTTGGTTTGAACCACTTGATAAGATTACCGATGCTGATTCTACTGTTACAAACAGTTCGTAAGCCGATATAGAACCACTTACAGAGATGTTTCCATTAAAAGTAGTATCAGTACCACTAACAGAAAAAGCCTCCTTTAGAGAGGATGTATATGCTTCGATTGCATCTACCCTTGGGTCATGGTCTGATGCTGTTGCTTCTAATTCATCTAATCTTAAATCAACAGATGCAGAATATACAGTTACATTACCAACACCATTAAGTGTTGATGAACTAATATCATTTTCTACAAGTACTGAGCCAGATAATATAGAAACACCTGTACCTTGTCCTAATCCATCTTGTAGTTCATAATCTGTTTGACCAGTTATACCCTCTGTGGAATCAGCAAGATTAATCAATCCCTTATAGGATTGTGATATATATAAATTACTTAAGTTACTCATATCGTTTTATTTCTTTTTAAGTGTACTGCCACTTTCTTAATGCCTCATCTATATGGCCACCATTCCATCTTTCAGGTGTGGTACTCCATACTTTTGGATTTGTCCAAAGTTCACAATTATCACAAGTTTCGTAATCCTCGTATGGTAAAGCTAATATAGGAAGATTAAAATAATCCCAATCATCTCTACCTGTAACTTCTTCTTTTATCTCAAAACATCTTAAATTATCATAAGATGTTAAATCTACTCTTGGATTCGGTTGGTATTTACTACTAAATACTTGTCCAATCGAACCACTAAAATCAAGTACAGCATTATACTCTACTTGTGTTTCGCAATCTTCTATTTTATAATAACTTCCACTAGGGGCTATCAAAAAAAAAAGACAACGATTTTTATCATTGTGACAAGTAAGATTGAATGTTGCTGACCATCCGGCCAGCCCATTGTCAAACCGGTCCACGAAGGGTTCACAAGTGATATCTCCGAATATCTCAAACCCCTCTACTTTATATTGTGTGTATGATGTTAAATCATTTATTGCTGCTAACGTATTAGCATGTATATCAACAACATCATCTGTACCATAGTAAGGAATAGTTTGTTTATTCGTTCTAGGGTTACTTTCGTTTTCTAATGTTTTATGTTTATCTGCAACAATTAACTGAATTCTGTAATCAGTTGTATTCTGTCCAAAGGTTGCATCTTGTATCAGCACATTACCAACAGGATATTCAGGAAACTGCATATCATCTATTGAGAATACATCTCCTTGAGTTACATGAGCAATCTGTGGATGATTCTTCATAATAGTCTTAAAGTAATTCAAGGTATTATAGTATAACGTAAAGTTAGTACCTTGATTTACTATCTGAGACTGTGCTGGTGTTTGTGATGGTGTTCCCATATCTTATAAATTAATTCCTCCAAAGTACTGATTAGATTGGTCAGGATAGATTTGTGTACTATCACCAACCGATTGTAAGAACTCTGGTATGTTTGATGAATTTGCTATTAAATAATCTTGTAATCTTGTTGAGTAATAACCTGCGTTATCTAAGGCTTTACTTAACAGATAATCTACTTCGTTTTTACCTGGCGATACTGATTGTTCACTAATGTGTTTTACAGCACCTTGTGACTTAAACTGTACTGAGCTAAATGGTATGTATTCTACACAACTATACCAAATGATAGTAGGTTTAACATACTCTTGTACTAACGTTTGATAATAGCCTGTAAACGAATCACCTGCTTCTATATCATCTTGTAATTTATTATAGAGAACAGTACCTAATAGGTTTAGTATGTATTTCTCTTGTGCAGTTCTAACAAATGGTAAAAGTGCATCAGCATCAATAGCACCACCTAATGGTGTGTTCTTGATGATATCGTTTCTTGTTATGAATAATCCAAATGCCATAATATTATGTTTTTTAGTCCATATCAGTCATATCGTCATAGGCTCTTGTAAAACCAAAATCGGAAAATCGTCTGATATTTTCTTCGTTGTTATCTTCTTTATTGAAGTTCTCTTCTGTTGTTTCATCTCCTTGCATTGATTCATTAACATCTTCTTGTACTTCTTCTATTGATTGGTCTGTATCATCAGCCGTATCTGATAAGATTACAAGTGGTGTTAACTGGTCAAAGTATAAATCGTGTGTACCATGTCCACCTTCTTGTAATACTTCATATATACCTCTTAGAAGTAATTGTTGGAATGGTTGTATTGTCATTGTTTGGAATATAGAGTAAGCTGTTTTCATTTCTTCTGATTGTGAAGAGAATCCATTAGCAGCAGTTCTAATACCAAATAATAATGGTGATACGATTCTATGTGCTACAAGTATTCTATCTTGTGCATATTCAGCTACATACTGATACTTCTCGTGTAAGTTCTCAATAGGTAGTGTATCTATTGTAGGTTTGTTTATTGCATCATCGTTAAACGATACCATGAATCTACCAGCGTTTCTTGTACCAGTAAACTTCTGTTCTAATAAACTTTCTATTGTTTGTCTTTCTTCAGGTGCCGGAACTCCATTATTGAAGTTAACCATAGCAACTGGCAAGAATCCATTTTCTATATTATTAAGATGCAGGTTAGATAACTCTGCTTCTGTAAACGAGTATTGTAATGAACTTATCCAATCAGGTAGGGAATAGTAATATCTGTTTGGTTCATAATCTTTAATGTAAAGTATTTCTCTTGATTCGTTTGATGTACCGAATACAGGTATCTTTACTTTATCTTTTTGTTTTCTTTGGTCTGACCAATCTGCACAATAGAAGTAGTTATCTACTCTAGTACCCATGTGTATCTTTTCAGCTCTTAATGTTTGTACAGGTACATGGAACATCTTAATTACTTTTGTATGTTCTTTGTTCCACATTATTTGGAATGCAGCATTACCATACAGTTTAAGGTCAAATGATACTTTCTTTAAGTCCTCTGCTGGTACTAATCTAGCTAGAGTATCTTGGAAATCCTCATCATCTGTTACGATACCTTTACCATATATAAGGTCTGCTACACCATCAACACAGGCAGCGTTTGTAGTGGATGTATTGTATCCTTCTGTTAACAACTCGAAGTAATCATCGTGCCCATTGATACCAACAGGTACCCATTGGTGTCTTGTTTTGATATCTTCTGTTACTATTGGAACTTCCTCCCTAGAGAAGTTTACAACAGAAAAGTTTTGTTTGTTTTTCATAATACTATATATTCGTTATCTGTTTCGTATGATACATACCCATCGTTCTGTGTTGTATAAACAGTTTTGTCAATTGATTGAGATGCATATACTTGTACACTACCTCTCCATATAGAACCACTAACCGAATCAGTTAAGGTAGCTAGGAACTCTTGTCCTACTCTTAAGTCTGATAAGGATTGAGAAAAGGTTAATATATTCTCATATGGGTTAAATGTATATGAACCACTTAAATCATATGAACTAGTTGTAAGAGTTAGCATATCATACAAATCTAAACTAACAGTTGAACCACTGCCGGTTGTTAATGTACGAACTACAAACTCATTTGGTTGGTCTATGTAATAGCTAAGCATTATCTCGTTCTTATCTCGTTTTAACTTATAACAATCACGGCTTAACTTATAGTAAAAAGAAAACCCCCACTATAAAGTGAGGGTTTTTTTCATATTAACTAAGTGTATCTTCTATGATATACCGATAACTTATGAAGTTACAATTGTAGGTGCACCATCTAATCCAGCGAATGGGTCAGCGGCAGTAGCGGCCTGTAAGAAAGCTGCTGGTAACTTTTCTTCACCTGTGAAGGTCATAGAGTAACCATAAAGGTCTCCAAGTCCTGCTCCAGTCTGAATAGTTCCTGCAGTTAATTCAGCTCCTTCAGTTTCACCTACTAATAGTGCACTACCTTCTTTGGTATGTACAATAATTTGTGGTCTACCATAAGCTAACAATTTTAACTGTGTTGTCATCTCATTAGTCAACTTCTTAAGGTTAACAACTGTTTCTTGAGAGAAGAACGTAGTTCCATTTTCTCTTGAAGAGTTGACAGTCTCAGTATATGCAGAAGTACCTTTAAGTTCGTATTTGTACACAGTATATCCTGTAAGGTCATCAACCTCACCATCTGTGTTCTTGTCAAAGGAAGCAGAAGTGTAATTCATGAAATAAACGGCTTGTAATCCACCGATTGAATCTTTACATACTTCTTCTCTTCCCGCTGTTATTAAACAACTCATAGTGTATCTCCTGTTTTAATTAATTAGACTTATGTTATTATAGTAAACCAAATGCACTAACTTCGTTAGTAAATCCGATTACGGTTCCAGCAGTATATCTCATGATAACTCTGAAATTTTGTGAACCATCAATGTCAGCCATATCTAGTACTCTTACTTCATTGTAGTCTGATAATAGACCAGTACCGAAGTGGAAGTTAGATTTTTGACCAGCGATGATGATTGAATCACTCATACCAGGTGCATGTATAATTTCAATACCTTGGAAGTTCAATGGTTTTTCACCAACGTTAAGTTGTGAATTGAATGAACCGATATTTACTTGACCTGATTGAGAAGATTGCCATGCTTTAAGTACTTTAGTACCTACATAGATTACTGTATCTTCTTTACCATATACTTTAGATGGAAGAGCATCAACAACAGCAGTTAAGATATCTACAACGTTATCTTTAGTTACTGTTCCATTAGGGTAATCAACTGAACCTGATTTAGCAGGGTTGAATGATGAAGCAGAACCTGAAGAAGCAGTAATTTGCTCTTCGTATCCACTAAATTCACCATTTGCAGTTGTACCACTCCAAATTGCTTGTTCTGTAGCTTCTGCTACTTTTCCACCTACATAAGAAATTAGGTAATCTGTAAAGTTTCTTGGTATTTCATCAAATGCTGAATATCCTAAAGAAATTGCTTCCCAGGAGTCCAAGAAATTTTGTTTACATAATTCTAGGTTAACTTGTAATTCTTTTGGCTCAAGTACTGTTTCTGTAATTGCTACAGAACCACTTGTTGCAAAGTCACATGATGCATCTTGTACGATACCAGAAACATCAAGTTTTTGAATCACCTCTTTGTATTTTACATTAGGGTGAATCGCTACGTTTTGTTGGTCAAGTGTCTTTGCACTTAACAACGCCGCTGCAATGTAATCTGAACTAGCTTCTCCAGCATAAGTTGAAGTTACAGTTGGCAACGATAAGTTTTGATTTTTTCTCATTTTTAATCTCGCTTTTTTGTGTTTGTTTATTATCTGTTATACATTCTCGAAAGAACAGATGAGTGATAGTTAGGGGTTATCTTTTTGTTAGAATTAATTTTAGCAAATTTAGATGCTTCAACTGGTGCTCCATCTAATTTCTTTGCTTCGATTTCCTCTTCCTCATCCTCTAATTCTTCCTCAGTAGATTCTGTTTCTTCTGCTGCTTCTAGTTTCTTTTCAAGCTCTTCAATTCTGTAAGCCATCTCTTCTACTTTCTTAGCAACATCTTCTAAGTTTACTGTCTCTTCCTCTTCACCTTCTTCAAGGTCAGCTTCTTCTTCAGGTTCGATGATATCGATTAACTCTTCTTTATCTTCTTCCTTTTCTAAAGCTTGTGGAATAGATTCAACTTCTTTAGTTTCTTCTTCAAGTCCTTCTTCTTTTTTCTCTGAATCATCCTCTAGCTCAACGTTTTCACGCTCCGTGATGACACCCCCCTCCGTAAAGATTTTGAAACGATTGATATTACCTGATGTATCGGTAAGTTCAAGTTCGTGTTCTCCATCAGGTGCAGGAGTTTTTGTTCCATCTTCTGAAACAACTTCAACTCGTTCACCTACATCAAAGGTTAGAGATTCAAGAATAGTACCATCCGCTAGTTTAGCATACGCTAATTTTACATCCTCGTTCTTTCTATCTAAAGAAAGAAGAGTCATAATTTTGCTTAATACTGTGTTTGATTCCATAATTTACTTCTCTTTTTTTAACCCTATAACAAATAAGGTCTGGTTTATATTAATTTTTATTAATTTAATTGTGCCCAACTACTACCATTATGATAGTAAAGATTACTACCACTCACGGCTAATTCCCCAACACCACCAGTTGGCAGAGGGTCTTGGGCTCCTAATTTAAGGGTGTTTGTTATATGTGTTTTCTTTGTAATAGTTACTGCTGTACCTGTAATAGTAGATAAAGCATTGTTATCAACTTGTACAACATTACCACTACCATCGTTGATTGCAAACGTAGTACCAGGTCCTGCTTGTTCATCTTTAATTGTAGCTACTGTACCACTTGAACCACTAACGATTAACTGGTCTTGTATTGTTTCTTTACCTGTTACAGTTTGGTTACCACTAAATGTACTATTACCACTTACAGTAAGTTTAGTACCTGTGATTGTACTTAGTGCTGAGTTATCTACTTGTATTACGTTAGCACTACCATCATTAACAGCAAATGTAGTACCTGGTGTTGCTTGTGAATCTACAACTGTTGTAGTACCATTAGATGAACTAACGATTAGAGGTATTAAAGATTCTACTTTAGATGATGAACCACCATCGAATCTAGTATTACCATATTGTGAATTTAATACAATCTCTATACCTGTTATACCAGCAAGAGATGAGTTACTTACACCAATTGCAGTATGAGTTGCATTGTTAACATCAAATATATTTAGTGGTCCTGCACCTGCTGCATCTTTTACGATAAATGAACCACTTATCAATGCATCTCCATTTTGTAAAGAATCACCTGTATGTAATATAGAACCTGATGTTTGTATCGATGTTCCAATTGCAGCATTTAATGCTGAGTTATTAACAATGAATACATCACCTGCACCATCGTTTATCTTAAATCCTTGTGCTGGTGTAGCACCTGTCTGTTTGAATGAATGATATCCTGGTGATTCGTGTTGTTCGTTACTTGCTGCAAAGAACTTAATCTCACCATTAGTTATAGTTTCAAATATCAATCCACCACTAGTTGCCTTAAAGTAAGAGAAATCTACACCTGTAATAGCTTGGTCGAATTGTGTACCTGCTCCATAATCAGAGAACCTTTGTGTTACTTGTCCTGTTGCACCACCTGAACCTGTATATGGATAACTAAATACAATTGCTCCTGTTGAAGAGCCTTGTGATTGTGTTACAAATAATTCTCTACCAATAGATACTGTTGTATTTGTAGATGTATTGATTCCACCATCATTAACTTGTAATGTACCATTAAGTGTTTGATTACCATCTGATATTGTTAAATCTCCTCCATTCAATAACATACTACCACTTGCAGTAATTGTAGTACCTGTTACATTAGCTAATGCAAAGTTATCTATTTGTAGTGCAGGTTGTACAGCTCCATTCTTAATTGTAAACGTAGTATCGGGTGTACCAGTTGTATCTTGTAATATTGTTGAACCACTTACAGTTGAGTCACCAACAATTGTTTCATTACCAGTTATGGA